TCGAAGATTCTAATGGAAATTATATTGATCCTTTTGGTGCGACTGCATCTGCTGGTTTGCAAGCAGACTACGTTCAAAATTATAAAGATAACAACGTGCCATCAACAGTTTCGATACGAACAAATCGTGAGTATGAGGAAAGCAGACAAGATACTTTGCGTAGTATCCGTTTGTTAGATTCAGAATATATTGAGCAGTTTGTAGATGAATTTAAAAGTCTCATGGGAGAAAGTGTGTTATAATGGCTGAAACTGGATTACAAAATCCTGGCGATTTTAAAGTAGAAAAAGCAAATCTAATAACTTCTGCTGGGATAGATATTCCCCTGATGCCGCATCTCGTATCCATTAACCTTTATGAAGATATACTTAAAAATGCGATATCTGGAGAAATACTATTACAAGATGCTGCAGACCTTACAGGTAAGGGCCCAATTATTGGTCAAGAATATCTTCTACTAAAAATTTCAACTCCATCTTTTCAGTCAGAGGGAGACATCATAGATTTCACTGAAAATGTTTTTGTTATAAATTCAGTAGAAAATAGAATAGGCGTTGGAAATAATGTAAACATGTATCTCTTGTCTTTTACAACTTCAGAGTTGGTAAAAAATCAGAGAACAAAAATTAATAAAGTTCTGTCAGGAACGTATTCTGATATTGTTGAGGATATGTTTAAAACACTTAATTGTCAAAAACAAATTTTTATAGAGCCAACCAGCGGTGTTAAAAGAATTGTTGCTCCAAACATAACCCCGTTCTCAGTAATAGGGATGGCACTTAAAGACTCCACATCAACTTTTGCTGAAAACCTTTCCCCATCTTATATGTTTTATGAAACATTGAAAGGATACCATTTTAGAACTTTATCTAGTATGTACGCACAACCTGTTTCTCAAACATATACCACTTTTATTGCTGGTGGTTTGGGGGGTGATGCAACATCTATAGGTAAAAACCCTCAAGGGGTGATTAACATGGAATCCGCATTAGGAAACATTCTTGAGTATGAAATCGTAGAAAATAGTGATAGCTTGTATAATTATACCACAGGAGTTTATGGTTCAAAACTTATCGTTCATAATATCTATAGTAAATCATTCAGTGAACACACATACAATATTTTTGACAATTTTGACAAGGAAAACCATATAACAAGTTATCATGATAAGGATCAAGCTCCCATCTTTAGTGATGTTTCCATAGAAAAAGACGGCTCGAGAGTTTCTGATTTTCCAGCTAGAACATATTTAACCTCAATTTCTGAATCTGAAACAGATACAAACAATACAACTGTAAAGGGCACGGAACCCTTTGCCTCACCTAGCCCACAAAATTCTTTGCAAGAGAGAGCTTCCACATTGAATCAGTTAGACAAAGGACTTTTGATAAATATAGTTACGCATGGTAATACATCTATCAATGCGGGAGATGTTGTGATAATTGATTTGCCCAAACAACAAGCATACGATGATCCAGAAGACAGCGATGGTAAAGACAGATTTTATCAAGGAGTTTTTCTTGTCAAAAAAATGAAACACGAATTTGCCTTTTACAGAGAGGGAAATAAACACGTATCTCGTATGACATTAGTAAAGGATTCATTAGCAGAAGCTTTAGATGGTCCAAAAAACTTGTATGAACCAAAACCAGAAAAAGAGCCTCTTGTTTATAAAGATAAACAGACGTTCTATCCAATGCTTACGGGCTCTAGCACGGGATACTATTGATCACAAGGAAAGGAGAATGTATCGGAAAACAAATACCCAAAATTGATCTGAACTTAATCAACAAAAAGGAAACAAAAATGTCAAAAGTTAAAATGCAAAACCGTATGAAGAAGATGAACTTTCAGAAACAGGAGCGTAAAGTCGTAGACGAACTTTCAGATAATGATAAATACATTATAGAATTAGCAGGGTATAAAAAGGATACATTACGGAGTAGTTATGATAACCTTCCAAGATTTACAAGAGGGACTCAACGATCCCAACATATTTAAGGCGTTCTTTCTAGCTGGTGGACCTGGCAGCGGTAAGTCATACGTTGTCAGGAAAACCACTGGTGGAA